CATGTTATATAAATCAGGCATACTTGCTCTGAAGCCATTAAAGTTTAAATTGTTTACTATTTCTTTAGCATACTTAACTGCTTTAGGTTTATCTAGATCATATAATGATCTTAACATCAATAGGTGTGTGAATGTTTGGCTAGCTAACTCGCTGACATTTTTGCCTGCTAGTTGACCTAGTCTACGATACATTCTTGCTTCTGTAATATCTTTAATAAATTCCATTATTGTATGTTCTTTGCAAAGTTTGATTTTGAAAATCTTAATCTATCTACAAGTTTAATACCGCTAGTAACATATCCTTCATGTCCTGGTTCGCCATCTATGCTTGCTTCTATACCTGAACTAGCACCGTCTAGTTGTCTAACAATTTTAGTTTTAATAGCACCTATCATTCTAAACAATGTAAACACTAGTTCTAATGCACGAGCATTGTCTGTGCAAAACTTAGTTAGTCTTTCTAATTTTTGTGGAGTTACTTTAGTTGATGCAAACTCTAAAAAGCCTTCTGCCATATTACTAAAGTTACCTTGTCGTACTTTAGCATTACCGTACTGTTTCATTAGTGCTGGTAAGTTAGCAAGTTGGTACTCACGTAGGCTTGCTGGATTAAACAACACATCAATTTTATCTGAGTTCTTTCTTATTGTTGATTCAAGTTCACTTAGTTGTGCTTCTGGCACATCAACAGTTGGTGTTTGTGACATTTTAGGACCTAGTATTAATACCTGTCCTTGTCCTAGTTGTGCAATATCGCTGAATGGTTGTCCTGCATCTTCAGGACTTCTTTTAAATGTGTGTACTGCCAATGCGGCTATGCTGTTACCTATTTGATCACCTAGGTCTGTGCTTTTATCTATTGCATAAGAAACTGTGTTTGGAGTAAAGGTATACTTACCGTTGCTTTCAGTTGGTGTACCTACATATAGCAAGTCGCCCATAAGATAACCTTTCATACCTTTTGGTGTTTGTGCTTCTAGTGCAGGCCATATAGTTTTATACATGTTAACAAGGTCACCTCGTTCGCCACTACGTTGTTGCATTATCTTTTCTAATTGTTCAAGACTTGTTGCTAGACCGTTGTAGCCTTTAGCAGTAAATCCTGACTTGTCTGTTAACACAAACTGTCCTTGAGGATTACGTCCAAATATTATTGCAGGCTTGCCGTCCCATTTAATTGTAATGTCGGCGGCTTGCTTAGGTAATGATCTTAAAGTAGCAATGGCCTTAAGTGCACCTTGACTAGCACCATCAAATATCATATCTTCAGGATGTTCTATACGAGCACCTTCAATGATAACTTCCATACCTTGATTAACAATACGATCTCTAAGGCGTGCCATAAAGTTTGCATCGTTGGCATCTTCTAACACTAATCCATCTCTTTCAAATGTTTCTTTAGCATCAGCTACTAGTTTTTCATATTCTGGATCTTGTTTAGCTCTGGCTATAATAGTCTCAACTGATCCTAGATCTTTTCGTGTACCACCAATTAATATTCTAGCAATTTCGTCTGGGTCTGTTGACAACACTTTATTAGATTCTCTAACTACAAGTCCGTACTTGTAACTCCACTTGAGGCCTCTTGCTTTAGCAATGCTTGCTAATAGTATATGTCTATGTACACCTTTGAATTCGCTGTTACCAACAACATTTAAACTAAACTTCTGCCATTGTGGATTACCAAACATAAAGTCTGTCTGCACGTAACCATTTGTTGGATCACCTTTTATAGGTGCTTTGTAATGCACACTGTCGCCCGACTTAGCGATATCTTTATCGTCAACGCCCTTTGCCTTCAATGACTGTATTAATTGGTCTTTTGTAATTTTTGTAACATCAACTGCTAGATCTAAGTCTCCACTGGTCGCAGTGTTTCCTGTACTACCTAACATATTATCTAATAGAGACAGTCCAGTAAGTTTTTCTAACTGTTGTACTGTTGGTTTGACATCCGCAAGGTTAATCCTTTGTGTTAAAGGCTGGCCGTTGGCATCTTTGAATACGTTGCCGCCTTCAAGTATTATCATGTTATAATGCCCTTGTTTTGGCCCCACTCAGCTCTAAATTTATTATATAATTCTAGTTGTTCTTTATCCCTTAAATCTAATTGCAAATTGCCTGCTGTGGCAATCTTATTAACAACGTTAAATGGGGCAGTATCTCCTGGTGATGTTTGTCCTTGTGGATTAAAGTTTGGTTTTCCTGCTGAAGGATCCAATGCGACTTTGCTTGCAACATTTAATATTTGTTGGAATGAATTTTCTGCTTCTCCAGGTTCACTAATTATTCTAGTGGCCATTGTGTCAACAACCTTGTTCAGCATATTTCCGCCGTTGGCTAAGGAATAAGATCCTAATAGATTATCGTCTATCCAACTTTTTAGTAGTCCTAGTAATTTGGCATTTGATAAGGGAGTGTAATTGTTAATACGTTCTAAATTTTGTTTCATCTTGCCCCAAGCTCTTGCGGCCACTTGCGACATTTGTGCTATTGCCTGAGCGTTTACACGAGTGTCTCTATTTTGTGTGTATCCTTGTACGGCCGCTTTGGCTCCTTTAACAAGTCGATCTAGTATCTCTGCTTCTGTAATTTCATTAATCTTCATCTTTACGTCTCACTGATCTATAAAACTTCTTAGGATCTCTAGTTTTAATAGCATTAATAAACTTGCGTTGAAGATCATCTGCTTGGGCTCTGTCATATGATGCTTCTATCTGTTCAAACAGATTGATTGCTGACTGTATAATATTACTCGCACGACTTTCGACGAGGTGTGTCTTGTCTTTGTTAATGTGCAAGTCATTTAACTCGTCTAATATACTTCTAGTTTTTTTTTGCATGGTTAGTTGTTCTCTCTAGTTTGTATATTTATCGTAACTCTATTGAGTTTTGATCTGACTTAACAAACTTTTTAGTTTACTGCTTTGAAGTTCAGCTGTGACCTTACCATCTTCTTTTTCTACAGTAGATGTACCATCTGCTACTGTGCTAGTGGCTTTAACTGAATCTATTATCTTACTACCGCTAGGTCCTTGTCTACCATAGTCGCTTTGTCCTTCTTCACCAACATCAGTAATCCGTAATGTGTCAACATTAAACTCTAGATCTACTTTCTGCCCCACACCACTTGATGACCTAGTCTTCATTAACTGTATTTGATAACGCCCACGTTCTCGCATTGCTCGACTTGTAAATATACCGAACACATTATCAGCAGTATTAATTTTACTCAATCCACCAGCAATATGGCTATGATCAAACTCTACTTCTTCAACTGCAGATCTGTTTAACTGAGATGCTGTAACAAATATAATATCTAATTCTTTTGCTAGATTACGTAGTTCTTCAGACACGTACTTGTCTTTAACAAATAAGTCGTTGGGAGATACTTTAGCACTTACAGGCATTAACAAATCTAAGTAGTCAACACAAAGGAAGTCTGGCTTCTTACCAGTTTGTATTTCTAATTCTTTCATGTATGCCCTGATGTCATTTACTGTTGACTGTGCTGGCATGTATTTGATACGTAAGTGTCCTGCTTTCTTGCCCGCTAACTTAACTTTCATTTCAACATTATCAATGTCTCTAAATATTTCTTTTGATGATGTGTTAGTCATCATACTGTCCATACGCATAGCACACAGTCCTTCACTTAACTCTAGTGTTAAGTAACAACCATTCATACCTTGCATTGCCCAGTTAACTGCTAGGTTCTGCATAAACAAACTTTTACCTGAGCCGGAGCCACCTGCCCATATCTGTAATTCCCCTCTGTTAAATCCGCCATACAATAATCTATCTAACATTGGCCAGCCGGTACTTACTTGTCCGTTGCTAGACTTAATTAGCAGTAGTCTACCCTTAGGATCTAAGAAGTAATCTGTCCCCATATCTTTTGTTAATGATATTTGTACCGCATCTTTGATTAATTTCTCTACAGGATCGTAGTCACCTTTTTCTAATAGGTCAGCTGATTTTAGAATTGCACGTTCTAGTTCTTGTCTACGTGTAAACTTTTCAAACTCTTCCATAAACCATTCATAATGGCCTTCTTTAAGATCTGGA